CGATATTACTACTTATCGCTTCACCGGTTTCGGTATTGACGACCTCCCTTTTTTCTGCAATGCGGCACGGATTCGCTCCGCAAAACGGGCAGGGCAGGATCTCTACTTGTCTTTCTTTCATTCCTGCCCATCCTCCGTGTATTTATTGTCGTAGAACATCCCGTCTTGCCCGATGGAAAAATCTTCATCTTCCCAGTATGCGCCGCAACCGTTTTCACAGGCCGCTACGCTCTCGCTTAGTTCTCCGCTTCTGGATACATAGCGTTTCGGAACTTTTCCGTCTTTTCGGATTGTGTAGTCCCGTGCGTTCTGGTAAAATTCCAAATAAATAATTTTCCCGCCACACCTCGGGCATCGGCCCCGAATGACTCCGTTCACGTTTCATCCTCCTTTTTTGTTTTCTTCAACTGG